GCCTTGTGCATGGCAAGCTGACGCACGAGGACGCCAAGCTACCGGCATTGCATGGAGGGTGCGGGTTTGCCCTGTCTCGCGCCACCGCATGTCAACTCCAGCAGATGCACTGGCATGGCGAAATGGTCACGCATCCGCGGAGCAGTGACGCCACCGTGTCGATCAACTTGCACCGGATGCGCGTGGTGCCGACGCATGATGCCCATTTTACAAGCGAACTACCAACCGACGACAAGTTCATCGCGTGCCACCGCGTGTTGCCGACGACACCGGAGGCGATCATTCAACGAATCAATGGCGAACAACGTATGGTAGTTGAGGCGAGCGAAGCGAAGCCGAATAATGTTCTGGGGTGTAGTCAAACTCTGGGTCAAGGCTAATCGTTTGACCAAAGGAGTAGAAGAGACGCAGCGACATGACCTCACAAACCGAGAAAGACAAGCGGATCGATGCCATTGCCGACTGGATCATCGGCGGCATGCGTTACTCTGATGCGCTTGCCAAAACTTGCACCGAGTTCAAGGTGTGCGACCGCACGGCCCGAAGCTACATCGGGCAGGCCAACGCGCTTGTCCGCGAGGCCCGCATGACCATGAAGGAGTCCGAGATATGCGAGGCGGTCGATTGCCTCAAGGACACCTACGGAAGCGCACGGCGCAACAACGACCATTCCGCGGCGACCGGCGCAATGCGCGAACTGATCAAGCTGCTGGGGCTGGCCGAACCCGACAAGCAGGAGGTCAAGCACGACGTCACTGACCCGATCAAAGCCCTGCTCAACAACGTGGTCAACAGTCCCGACCAACCCAAACCGCGTGGATGACAACGCCGATCTGACCGACCCGCTCTGGCGTCTGTCTCATCTTTACCACATCAAACGGGCCGACGATGGCCGCGTGGTGCCCTTTGTCCCGCGACCGGAGCAGCAGCGCGTCTACGACATGCTGTTTCTGGAAGGCTGCAAGCGACTAATCATCTTGAAAGCCCGCCGGTTGGGCATGTCCACCGCGCTCGACGTTTTGCTGACCGACCAGATGCTTTGGAACGCGGGCACGCAGTGTTCGCTGGTTGATCAGACCGCCGCGGATGCGGAGCGCAAGCTGGCCACCATTGCCAAGGTCGCTCTCGACAATCTCCCCGCGGGCACGCTGCAACACATTGAGAAGGTGCGCGACTCCGGTTCGATCTTGGAGGTGAGCGTCAATGGCAATGCCGCGTCGTCCTTCTTTGCCGGATTGCGAGCGCGTGGCGGCACTAACAACTGGCTGCACTTGAGCGAATGGGGAGTCATCCAAGCCGACGACCCGCGACGCTCCGAGGAGATTCTCACGGGCGCAATCCCGTCCGCGGAGCATGGCCGCGTCATTGTCGAAACAACGTGGAAGGGCGGGCGAGGGGGTCATTTGTGGGACATCGTCAAGCAGGCGATGGAAACACCGGACAGCGCGAAGACGGACAAAGACTGGCGCGTCGTCTTCTTCCCTTGGTGGAAAGATCCGACTTACATATTAAAGGGAGACGTCCAAACCGTTAATAAGGCGACCAGCGAGTATCTCGACGACATGCAGGCCCAGACAGGCCACGCCTTCACGCCGGAGCAAAGGCTGTGGTATGACCGCCAAGCGAAGCAACTTGGTATGTTTATCTTCCGCGAGTTCCCCACTACGGTGGAGGAATGCTTTAAGTCGCCGGTCGAGGGCGCGATCTACGCGGGAGAACTGGACAAGCTGCGTGCCGCCGGAGCCATCGGGCCGATCAAGGTGGACAACTCGTATCCGGTGCATACCTCGTGGGACATCGGGTCGCCGGTCAACACGGTCACTTGGTATTGGCAACTGGTCGCAGGCAACGAAGTCCGTGTCATCGATGTGGACATCGATCTCGACCTCACTCCGGTGCAGCGCGTGGCCCACATGATGGCCAAGGGATACAACTACGGGAACCACTACTTGCCGCACGATGCCAGTGCCCAGAAGAACACGAGCGGGCGCAGCGACGAGGCCGAGTTGCGGGCCGCGGGACTCAACAACACGCGCATCGTGCCGCGGACGCATGACGTCTGGATCGGGATTAATAGACTCCAGCAAATGCTGCCACGCTTCAGCTTCCGCTTGCCACACTGCGAGGCAGGGGTCACCGCGCTCTCCAACTACGCCTACAAGCGGGCCAGCGCCACCGGCATCGTGGTGCATGAGCCAGTGCATAACTGGGCAAGCCACGCCGCGGACGCATTGCGAATGCTGGCCGAGGCCGAGGCCGCATCGATGCTCAAGACCGGCACCGCACCGCGGGAACCCGCTGTGGTTGTCACTGGCATCCGCGACCTTGGTTGGAGCGACCGGAGGGCGGTGGTCAGACGATGACGCCGCTCGACAAAGTCCGCGCCTTGTATACGGACAATTCTCCGCGCACCTTTGCCGAGGATCTGACCGCACACATGCAATGCGGCTACGTTTTCTCGACGCCGGATTATTTGCTCATGGTGCGTCCGGTCTGGAGCAAGGCACCGCAAGAACACATCAACGACGTCTGGATGGCGTTCCCGCCGCAGCTTTGGGACGCTTGGTATGTCTACGCTTTCGCCCTGCGCGACGACGGAGGCTTGCAGGGTTTAGTCAAAAATCTTTTGACCCACATGCCCTTTTACCTTCCTCTCGTCGCATGGGAGCGATCCGGCGACACCTTGTCGTTTTTCTCCACCGACAAACTTTTCCACAAATATGCGAAACTACACACGTTCACCCATTGATCTGACGTCGCGCTGCCACTTTGGCGGTGGTGGCTCCACGCCGCCTCCCGCACCGGCCATGCCCGCTTTCACGCCGCCTCCACTTCCTCCTGCCCCGCCGCCGCCACCGCCGCCACCGGAGATGCAGAACATGAGCGCGGGCGATGCGGCCAACCAGCAGCGCCAAGCCGCGGCCAAGCGCGACGGGTTCCGCAAATCCATCCTCGCCGGTGAAACGGGAGGATACCGCAACCCTGCCACAGGATCGGCCCCGAACAGCCTCCTTGGCTGATGAATGACGCTAACCTTCACGCTGGCTTGCTTCGCTGTGGGCATTGTCCTGCTCATTGCCGCGGCTAACGACCCCGACCTCTGGTGAAAGATTCCGTCCAACTGGCCGATTGGGTGCTGATGCGCCACAACGACCTCGCCAGCGAGCGAGCGCCGTGGGACACCGTCTGGCAGGAACTGGCCGAGTTTTGTTTGCCGCGCAAGGCCGAGATCAGCGCCAAGCGTTCGATGCCGGATACCTCGCGGCATGACGTCCTCTTTGACTCTACAGCCATGCAGAGCGCGGCCACGCTGGCCAATGGGCAACTGGCCTACATTACGCCCGCGGACAGCCGGTGGTTTGTCTACGAGCCGCCACGGGGCGTCCGCAGCGACAGGGCGAAGCAGTGGTATGCCAAATGCAGCGAGATCACCCAACTTATGTTGGCGACCTCCAACTTCTACAGCGAGATGCATGAGACGTATTTTGACGACTCTGTCTTCGGAACCTACGCCATGTTTGTCCAAGCCGGTCGCGCCCATCCGCTCAACTTCTCCAAGTTCGACGTCGGCACCTACAGCATTGCCGAGAACGACGAGAGTGACATCACCACGCTGTTCCGCGAACTGGAACTGACCCCACTGCAAGCCGCCGAGCAGTTTGGCGAGGAGAACCTCTCCGAGAAGATGCGGAAAGCGGTGGCCGAGATCCGGCGCACCGGCAAGGGCGGCACGATCAAGCACAAGTTCATTCATGCCATTTACAAGCGTGAGGACGGCGACCGCGACAGCAAGAAGGCTGACGGCCCGAATAAGCCTTGGGCCAGCGTCTACGTCGAGCAGGCGAGCAAGCATGTCTGCCGCAACAGTGGCTTCGATGAGAAACCTTTCTTCGCTGGTCGCCATGTCAAAAGCATGAACGGCCCCTATGGCGTGTCGCCCGCATGGATGGCGCTACCGGAAGCCCGCCAACTTAACTTTCTGACCAAGCAGCTTGACGCCCTCGCTGAAGTGAAGGCATTTCCGCGACTCCTCATGCCAGCTAC